GTAGTCAACTTTTCTTTCGTCTATTAATTCCCAATCTTCTAAATCTTCATCTTCTCCAAAATCTTCTAAATCAGAAGCCATTTTAGACATTTTAACACCTGTTTCTTCTTCCCTTGTTTCTTCGTCTTTTACATTATCTAAATCTAAAAATTGTAAAGGTTGTAAGGTCTTAAAATATAAGTTTAAAGCAATCCCATTAAATGCTAATACCTTATCAAAGGCATCTGTTAAAAGGTCTTGAAATGGACTAATAACAATGTTCTGCATTAATACAGAAGCGTTTTCTAGTTCTTGTGCATTATTACCAAAACCACTATTATCTTTAATACCTAAAAGCATTGGCGAAACAATTCTATGTGAAATCATTATCTTCTTTTGTGCTTCATCAGAAAGAAATTGATATTGGTTATGTGCATCCGATAATTGAACGGGTGTAATATCTGCTTGTGCTTCTTTTGAATCGTTAAAAGCTAATATAAATTTTCCCGCATTTGAACTGCCTGAAAATTTTTGCTTTATTTTATTTTCTATTAATGTTTGTGCTTCCTCATCAGGAGTACCATTATTAAAATTTAAAAGAAAACTCGGAGTAAGACCTGATTTTATGTTGTTTAAATGAAAATTCGATATTTCTGATTCTATTTCAGAATATTGAATACCCGAAACATAATCAGGAGTACTATAATAGTACATACCCGCTTCATAAGGCTTTACGTAAAGTATTTCAATTGGTTTTGGTGTATCTGAAACTCCGAAAGATGGTAACCTTGTAGGCTTGTCGCTTGGCTTTGCATTTGCCCAATCAGGATGATAATAATACGCTTGTATTTCTTTATCTTCTGAACCTACTTTTTCTGCCCTTAATGTTTCAATTGGCAAGTGTTCTACTTTTTCAATAGTCTTTTTATCTTTTGAATAAATGACCTGCATTGCACATTGACCTGCCAATTTTAAATCGTATGATAATCTTCTTACAACATCTTTTTTAAATAAAGAAATCATTCTTGCGTAAGATTCAGGTTTTCTTGAACTATCTGTCGCGTCTAAACCTCTACCGTATATCATTTGAGAAACACCAATAATACAAGCACCTGATGTTGCACTTCCATTTGCTTTGTCAATTAGAAATTGAAAAAAGTTATTATCTGCACCAAATTCAACCCATTCTTTATTTTTGGATTCAACTATTTGAGGACTTGTGTAAGTGCTTAAATTAACAAAACTAATTTTAGATTCGTTATTTGTTTTAACCACCGTTGGCTTTCTGTATTTATTTATGTGTTTACTCATAATATTATAAAATCGTTATTACCACCCTTTTCTTTATACACATCTTTATTAACTGTGTAATATTCATTATTAGATTGGTTTGTTGATTGGTCTGTACAAAATATTTTATCTCTGTAAATAATGTTTGAATCCGTTATTTCATTTCGTGCATCATAAACTTTTAAATCGTAAAAATGCCCTTCTTTTAAATTGAAAATTGTTGTTATTTGAATATAATTTTTATAACGTACACCAACTAAAGAAAAAGTAGTTGTAATATTAGTACTATCATCTCTTAATTTTACAACTATATCCCTTGAATATACTCTTGGTATAATATTTAAAGTTTGTAAATCAGTAGATGGTAATAAATGTTTCATACTTATATAATACTTTTATCTTAAATTTTTATTTATTTAACATAAAAAAAAGGCACTCAATTAAGAATGCCTTTTTAAATAAACCAATTAGTAATTAAATTATGCGTTTGGGTCTATCACTACTGCACTTGTGTTTGCAGTTACAACCGTAGAAACTGTAAAGTTAGCAGGTTCTCTTTCTTGTCCTTCTAATGTTAAAGTAAATCCGCTTAAATCTCCCATAGCAGCACCTGATACTATTGTACCACCTGTTACTTCTGCACCGTTTTCTAAACCAACTAAAAAGAAATTACCGTTATAGTCTTCAATCGCTACGTGAGGTCTTGTAGTTGCTAATAATTTAATTTGTTCTTGTGTTGCTTTATCTAAAAAAGGTAAAGTCAAATTTAATGTTTGTGTATAAAAAGTTGTTCCGTTTTCTCTTGAACTATTTATTGCAGTTTCTAAAGAAGAATTTCCTTTAATGTCGTATTTGTAAAAGTCAGGTGTACCTGCTATTGAGGTAATTTCTCCCTCTACTTCTGTAATTGCTCCTAAAGTTCCAAAAGAAGCAAAATATACTGCTTTTAAACCTCCAACTGATGTTTTACAGGCTAAACTTCTTCCTGATGATATTAATGTACAAGCCATTGTGTTTTATGTTTTAAGTTATTAAAAAAAGGGTAAGCAGATGAACTACCTACCCTTTAATATTATTTAATTATTAGTGATTAAGAATAGAAAACTACGTCTTCTAAAACTCCAATCTGAACTCCTGCAGTATAACGTGCGATAAATCTTACATTTTTAGAACCATCTAAATCAGCCATATCTAAAACTTTGATTTCATTGTGGTCTGCTAATAAACCAGTTCCGAAATATAAGTTAGATTTTAAAGTAGCAACCATTTTATTGTCTGCTAATCCGTTTGCAATTACAATTTTAATACCATCAAAATATTGTACATCAACATCTTGGTTGTTTCCTTGTGTGCTTCCTCCTACTAATGCTAATGCTCTTTTGTACGCTCTAAAAACATTGTTTGATACGTAAATAAATAGGTCTTCGTTGTTTACTATTGAACTTGGTGTAGCATCTACAACTTTTCCTAATTCGACAACAACATTTGTAGCAGTAATTGGAACTCCAACTATATCTTGTCCTGCTGGTAAAGTAGCAGCGGTTAATAATGTAGCAAATCCATCAAAAGAACCTGCTCCAGCAGTTCCACTCCAGATACTGTTTTCAGTTGCTTCTGCCATTTTACCTGCCATTAATCCGATAAAGTAATCAGAAAATGTTTTTGGTAAATCATCGTGCGCTGAATATCCCATAGAAATTGCTTCCCAATCTGATTGAAAAGGAGTCTTACAAAGTTCTAAATTTACTTGTAATTCTTTAGGCTCTAAAATTCTTTCAGTTAATGCAACTGTTCCTGCGTCTGTAAAATCACAACTTGCGTTTGCAATGATTCCTGATAGGTCAACTCTTTTTAAAACTTCTTTAAATTTTACATTTGGTTTTACTTCGATTAAACCATTTGCAATTGTGTTACCGCTTAATAAAGCTGCAGAAATATATTTTCCTGCAAATTCTCCTGCGTAAGTACTTGTTATTGATAATGCCATTTTATTATTTATTTAATTTGTTAAAAATTCTACTTTGTGTTGTGTTTTTACCTTTTTGAGAATAAAGGTTTAATTCTTTTTTTTCAGTTACTGCTTCGGGATTGTGTGATATTCCTTCAACTTCTGATAATTCAACTTTTTCCTCTACTTTAGAAAGTTTTAGTTCGTTAATTTCGTTGCGTAGTTTTTCAATTTCAGAAAAGAATGTTTCTTCGCTAATTGACTTCACAACTTTTTTTGGTGTTGCTTGTTCAGTTGCCATTTCTTCTTCAACTACTTCTTCACTTACTGCTTCTTCTTCAACAGGTGCTTCTTCTTCTTTAGCTTCTGCGTCTTTAATTTCAGCAATAATACCTTCTTCTGTAACTACAATAATTTTGTTATCAGCAGTTTCATAGCTTCCAATTGGAAGGGCAACCCTTTCTTCATCTGCAACGACAAAGATTTCTGCACCCGCTTCAAATACTTCTGCTTCTAAGACTGCACCATTATCAAGTTTCATTTGCTCAAACTTTACTTCAATACCGAGTAAGGTTCTAACTTTGTTTAGTGTTTCTTTTGTGTTCATATTTATATAATAAAATTTAGTTAATATTTTGTATTTTGCTATTCATCTATTTTATTAATAGAGCCAATACCCTGTTTCCAATAATAAGGGGTTTTGCAATCTTGCTCGTCTTTACATTCGATTGAATAAGTGTTTTTACATTTACAATAAACTGCTTTGCTCATTATGATAATAGTTTTTTAAGTTCTTCTATTACAGATAAATCTTCTTTTAGTTCTTCGTTTGGTCTTTCTAATTTATCCGCAAAATATCCCTCAATACTGAAACCTTTTACTTTACCCGTTTTTACGTAGTCATTCCAAACCTCATCATTATCAACTTTAACAGAACCCATCCAAGTTCCAACAGGAACATCTAAGCCATATAAAGCAGTCTTATCTTTTGTCTTGTCTTCTACTATCCAACTTTCAACTAATGTTAAACCACTTAATTTGCCATCGTGTTCTAATGTAGAATTAGATTGGTTACCATTTTGCAAATACATTTGGGAAGCCTTTAAAACAGTATCGGCAGAAAAGAATACATAATACTCATCTTCGCCATTACGTCTGTAAATAGGCTTCTTTGGTATTAATAAAGCACCCATTAATAAACGCTTTTCTTTACTTATTTCTGCAAGTTTAATCTCTTGGTTATTTAAAGCAATAAAATCTGATTCAATAGCGGGGTTTTCAACAACTGAAATTGCTTCAACTCCTATTGCTTCGTCTTCATCTAAAATTAACTCTATTATCTTCATAATTATATAATGTTTTTTTTGTTTGTTTTTGTATTTTATATTGAAGCACCATCAATAATATTTCTATCCATTGATTGAGCAGAAGTTACATCGTCAGAAACTACGTATGCTCTTGTAGGTTGTTGTGATTGTCCGCCTATTGCATCCGCTAATTGACTTGTTCCACTTGCTCCGACAACATTAAATGCGGGAGGTAAAGAAGGTAATGATGGTGTTGGTATGCTTGGAACTGATGCACCCGCACCCCCACCTTTTGCTTTTGTTTTTGATACTGCCGACTTAACAGATTTTACAATTCCAATACCTTGTGCAATAGCACCCGCAATAGTAATAAGGTTTTGAGGAAAACCAATTTTAGAACTTTCAGCAACATTTTGAGCAGTAGCCACACCCGCAGAACCAACTGCTTCAACTCCTTTAAATGTAATTCGCTTTATATCCATCAAGGTTTCTTGCAATGCAAGTGCTTGTTTTACTATTAACAAGGCTTTACCAATGCCTGATTCTGCATCTGCAAATTGAGAGATTGCATCTACAACCATTGCTTTATCTTTTATCTTTTGTTTAGATAATTCGCTTTCTGCTTCTGCAATTTCCGTATCTCTTGTTATATTAACTTGTCTTGATTGCTCTAAAAATTCATCAAGTGCAATTTGTGCATCTACTTTTGCTTGTGTACCTAAGTTTGCATTTTCTACAATTGCTTCAAGTCTTATAGATTCTTGCTCTTTTTCTAATTCATCAACTACCTTTAAGGCTTCTAACCTCGCAAGTTCATCTTCAATTAATTCTGCATTAAACCTTTTTCTTTCAATGCTTAGATTAGATTCACTTTCTGCTTTTGAATTTGTTAGTTCTATCTGCTCTCTACTTAGTGCTAAATCATTCGCTTTTTGTTCTGACCTTATACCTTCAATTTGTGCTTCAACTCCCGCAAGTTCTTTTAACGCTTCTATTTGTGCAACTTTAAATTCTATATTTTCTGAATCCTTTTTAAGATTTGCGTTTGCAATTGCTAACTGTTGATTAGCTTGTGAAAGCATTGCTTGTTCTGCATTATTTACTGCAATTAATAATTCATCATTTGCTTTTTTTCTATCAGTTAAACTATTTCTTTCTTCATCTCTTATTTGTCTTAATTTTTCTGCTTGTCTGTCAAACTTTTCAAATAATAAACCTTGCATTGCTCCCGCTATTTCAGCAGATTTTTGTAATTCTGTATTCGCTTTTGCAGTTTCTAATGCTGTGCTTATACTAATCTTACCAACTTCTTGAACTACGTTTTTAGCTATGTTTGTCGTTTCTATTATTGCTTCGCCAAAATTATCAACAATGCTTTTACCCGCATCAACAAATTCATTTGATACTTCAACAATAGCTCCTTTTGTTTCTAAAATATCTAATGTTAAGTTCTTAATTGTTTTAGGATTTTTATCCCCTAAAAAACTTTTTTCCCATCCTAATTGTGCTTCTTGAATTGCCAATTTAATTGCGTAGAAACTTAATTTAAAAGGGTTTATTGCTACCGTTAAAATACCACTCATTACTCTACCAAGTGCATCAAAGTTTTCAGAACTCTTTGCAACTGATTCATAAACATTTGTAAAAGCATTAACCATCTGACCAACGACAACAGAAGCAGTTTCAAAAGCAATACTAAAGAAATCAACCGCATTTTGATTTTCTTCAAAAAGTCCTTTTAAAGTTTTTAAAGCACCAATAATTAAACCAAATCCAATTGCTTTTAACCCTGTGCCAACTGATTTAACCCCCTTAGCAACACCTTTAGACGCTTTTTCAACACCCTTTAATGAATTTGTTGTTGCCTTGTTCGAATCAGAAACTTCTTTTCCTAATTCTTCAACACTCTTTGCAACTCCATCAATTCCTTTTAAAGCCTTGTCCGTTTTAGCTTCTAAATCAATTATTATTTTTTCCATTGTAATTCTTGCTTTTGTCTTGTAATTAATTCTCTGAAACTATTTGGAAACTTATTTTTCCCCTTTGCTAATTGTACAATGTCCGCCTTGCAGTCTGTATCTTTTAATAAAAATAATATATTCTCTATC